GCAATCAAGAAATAACCGAACCATCTCCATACCAATGGGCAATTGATGCCTGGACTGTCGCAGAGCAAGAAGCGCAAGAAGCGCAAGCTGCGGCTACAGCAGCCTCTGCTCTCTCTGCCGCACCATCAGAAGGCCCAACGGTGATCTGATGCGTCAGCATTGGTAGTGCCCAATGGAGTTGCCCAAACTTACTCCTGTCGTTCAATTCCTCACGGCTAGTTTTGCGCTGGCCGTGGGAGGCTACACGGCTGGAGAGAAGTTTGGGTGGTTCAAGAATGAAATCATTGCCTGGGCGCCAGAGCATTTTAGGATTGAACCGGCAAAAATTGGGCATCCCGTTACGGTAACAGTGGCGCGGATCAAAAAGCGCGACGACTGTTCTGTGGAAAACTTTGAGGTGACCATTCGCGACGGCGCTGGCGTAATCCACCAAGCCGCGCCGAGCATGACGCGGTTTACCGGCCCCGCAGGCCCAGAGATAGACACGTTCACCTACCTGCTGAACATCTCAGACAAGGAGACTATCGCCCCAGGCCGGGCGACGCTCTTGGCCACCATCAAATACAAATGCCCGGAGGGTGAGCGCACTGTCACCTACCCTCGGCATCAGAACCTGACCTTTATGTTGGAGAAGTGACATGGACAACCTTCTCAACCTCGTGCGCACGGTTGCGCCCAGCATCGCCAGCGCCGTTGGGGGGCCTTTGGCCGGCATGGCCACCAGGGCGATTTCCGAGGCCCTGCTGGGCAAGCCAGACGGCACTGAGCAGGAGCTTGCCGAGGCTGCGGCCAAGGCCACCCCAGATCAGCTGCTGGCCCTCAAGCAGGCCGAGCAAGATTTTGCCGTGAAGATGCGCGAATTGGATATTGACCTGGAGCGGATTGCTAATGCTGACCGCGACAGCGCACGGAACCGGGAAGTGGCCGCCAAGGACTGGACCCCGCGTGTCCTAGCCGGGTTGGTTACGGGTGGCTATTTTGGGGTGCTGTTTTATATGTTGATCAATGGCCTTCCAACGCACGGCGGGTCTGAGGCCATGTTGGTGATGCTTGGCACTTTGGGGACGGCCTGGGGTGGCATTATGGCATACTATTTTGGCTCCTCCGCCGGCAGTAAAGAGAAAACAGACGCGATGAATAGGATGGCTCGCAGATGAGCGAATTGTTTCCCAAGGTTCTCAAGTCTGTTCTGAAGCACGAGGGGCTTTGGAGCGACCACAAGGATGATCCCGGCGGCGCGACTATGAAGGGCGTGACGCTCCAGACGTATTCCGACTGGCTCGGGCGGCCGGCAAGCAAAGATGAATTGCGCAACATCCCAGATGACCACTTGGAGGCCATCTACCGCAAGGGATATTGGGCCAAGATCCGGGGCGATGAGCTTGCCGAGATCTCGCCTGGGCTTGCGGCATGCGCTTTTGACTTTGCGGTGAACAGCGGCCCAGGCCGGGCTGCCAAGGCCCTCCAGAGCCTTTGTGGGGCGGTTACGGATGGCGCGATTGGGCCCAACAGCCTGAAGCAGATAAAGGCCTGGGTTGGGATCCTTGGCCATAAAAGCGCAATTGAGGCCTTCCAGGCGTTTCGCCAGCATTACTTGGAGAGCCTGGACACCTTCGCTACTTTCGGCCGGGGTTGGACCCGGCGCGTTGCTGAAGTGCGGGAAGAGGCCCTCAAATTGTCTGCGGGGGCCTGAATATTCTCGGCAGTAAATTGCCTTGCCTTAGCTATGAGGCAGGGGCTATATTTGAAAAACGGCGCAAGCTGAAGCAGCTGCGGAGAGTAAATCCGGCGGAGTCAGCATGGCGTATGTAATGACCTACGACAGTTTGCTGGTCGATCTGCGACGTTATCTTGAGCGTGGCTTTACGCAGGAAAGCGACCAGATTGTCTACGACCAGTTGCCTCGCCTTATCACATTGGGCGAGCGCCGGATTGCGCGCGAGCTGAAGATTGAGGGCTTTATTCGTGCCGTGCAGACGCCGCTTCAGATTGGCGTTGCGGTCTACTTGAAGCCAGATCGGTGGCGCGACACTGTCAGCATGACGCTTAATGGTGCGCCAATTTTTGCCCGGTCTTACGAGTATTGCCGCAACTATTGGCCGAATGAGGCCCAAACTGGCACCCCGCAGTTTTATGCCGACTATGACTTCCAGCACTGGCTGATTGCGCCGACGCCTGACGCGGACAGCACTCTGGAGATTTTATATTACGAGCAGCCTGCGCTGTTGGGTGAAGAGTTGCAGACGAATTGGCTGACGGAATATGCGCCTGATTTGTTGCTCTATGCGGCGCTGTTGGAGGCGACGCCATTCTTGAAGAGCGACGAGCGCATGCAGACTTGGCAGGCTTTGTATGACAGGGCGGCTCAGGCCATTAGCGGCGAGGATCTGAAGCGCATCATGGATCGCAGCGCCAACAGGAGTGAAGCCTGATGACTATCTACACCGACGTTTTTGGCGGCGCTAATATCTACCCGAGTGAAATCAGCTACAGCTCAATCGCGCTTTCTGCTGATGTGACGCTCAGCTGGCCGGAAGAGACTTCCACCAATACCAATCTGGCGACCAGGATTATTGATGTCACGCCGGCATCTTCCGGCCTGAGCATCATCCTGCCGGATGCCAACAAGACTGGCACTGGCAATACGATCCTCTTCAATAACCGCGGCGGGAGCACGTTCACTGTCAAGAATGCCGTCGGCACGCAAGTTGTCACGATTGCGGGCGGCGAGTTGTGGCAGGTTTATGTTGCCAGCAACACGACGGCGGCCGGCACTTGGCGGTCCTTGCAGTATGGCGCGGCGGCGAGTGTCGCGAATGCCTCTGCCTTAGCCGGCAATGGGATTGTCGCGGTTGGCACTCTTCTCAGCCAGTCTGTCCCGGTCACGACGTTCAACAGCAACTACACGTCTGGAACTGCTGACCGCGCCCTCATGTACAATTGGACTGGCGCGGCTGGGGTGTTTACGCTGCCGGATCCTGCAGTGGTGGGCAATAATTGGTTCCTCTACCTGCGCAATTCAGGCACTGGCGCCATTGTGGCGACGCCGCCGGGTATTGTCACGATTGATGGGTCTGCGACGCTCAGTTTCCAGCCGGATGAGTCGGCCATCATTGTTTCGGATGGCACCAACTTCCACACCATTGGATTTGGGCAATCTGCGACTTTCGCGTTTGACTATACTGTCATTAGTGTTGCCGGAACTGGCACCTACACGCTGACAGGGTCTGAGCTCAATCGTATTGCGTACCGATTTGCTGGCGTGTTGACTGGCAATCGGATTGTCGTCGTTCCGGCGACCATTCAGCAGTATTGGGTCGATAACCAGACGACTGGCGCGTTTACGTTGACGATTGCGCCATCTGGCGGCGGCTCTAGCGTCAACATTGCCCAGGGCTCTCGCTCTATCCTCTATTGCGATGGAACTGACGTTCTTGAGGCCGACACTGCCGGCGTGTCTTTCCCTATTACAATTGCCCAAGGCGGAACGAATGCCACCACGGCAAGTGGCGCGCGGATTAACTTGGGCGGCACTTCGACTGGGATTGCTCTATTTACTGCGGTGGATCAGGCGGCGGCTTGGGCTGCCTTGGGCGTTGCCCAGGCCGGCAATATCAATGGCGGCACGTTCTGATGAAGGCAACGACTGTCGTCCTCAAGTCTGCGGCGGGCATTAAGCGTGACGGTACGCGCTTTGAGGGCGACAATTATATTGACGGCCAGTGGGTGCGGTGGCAGCGCGGCTTGCCTCGCAAGATTGGCGGCTATCGTTCTGTTCAAAAATATCTAAGCGAAATCAGCCGCGGCTTTTCTACATTCACCCAGAATGGGTTTGTTTACTGCCATTCTGGCAGTGAGAATTACCTTGAGCGGTTCACGATTGATGCGAGCTTCAACAGCTCGGTTGTGACTGACAGGACGCCTATCAATGTGGCCGCGACTGCGACGGTGACATTGACTGGCGGCGCTGCTGGGTCTGTTGATATGATCACGGTTGACGGCGTCAACATCATGTCTGGGTCTGTCGCCTTCACGACGAACTTATCGACCACGGCGACTGCAGTTGCGGCCAACATCAATGCCCACACGTCTGTGCCGGAATACACGGCGGCGGCCGTCGGCCCAATCATCACGATCAGTGCGGCGGCTGCGGCTGGGTCGGATCCCAATAGCTACCAAGTGGCGGTCACGACCACCACCATCACAGAGACGCACACTGACATGGCCGGCGGGTCATTTGCCTACACGGCAAGCGCCGACAATGCCTGGATGTTTGACTATCAGTATGAATCGTCTTCAAACCAAAACTACATCCTTGCGCATGCCGCCCCGAATTTGAGTTGCATCTGCAATGACCAGGGTGGCCAGATTTTCTATGGCGATGTTTTGGGGACGAATAAGCTGAAGTCCATTTCGCTGCCGGCCGATGCAAATGCCACTGGCGGAATTGTCTCCCTGCACCCGTATTTGTTTTACTACGGCACTGATGGGATCATTGGGTGGTCCAAGCCTGGGGAGCCGACAGAGCTTCGCGATACGGCTGCAGGTGCCGGATTGGCGCGCGTGTGGGGCCAGAAGATCATCAAGGGCCTTCCCTTGCGTGCTGGCTCTGGGAGTGCCCCTGCGGGCATCTTCTGGGCATTTGATGCGGTCATCCGCGCCACCTTCACGGGTGGCGCTTCCGTCTTCCAGTTTGACGTTGTCGCGACTGACACGTCTATTTTGTCTCCCACCTGCGTCATTGACTATGACGGCGTGTTTTTCTGGTGTGGCGTTGACCGTTTCATGATGTTCAATGGCGTGGTGCGTGAAGTGCCAAACAATATGAATATCAATTACTTCTTTGACGGTCTTAACAAATCACAGCAGAATAAGGTCTTTGCCTTTAAGGTGCCTCGGTATGGCGAGATTTGGTGGTGCTACCCGCGTGGCGATGCCACCGAATGCACGCATGCCGTCATCTACAATGCCCGCGAAAACACTTGGTACGACACTGAGTTGCCGAATGGCGGGCGTTCTGCCGGCCAGTTTGCAAACTCCTTTGCGGCGCCTGTTCTGACGGGCGTCACTCAGAATGTGGACGGCTACAAGGTTTGGGTGCAGGAGCAGCTGACTGACGAGTATGATGGGCCGAACATCTTCCCCATCCAGTCATACTTTGAGACTGCCGACTTGTCGCAGTTGGTTCAGGGCCAGAACGAGTATCTGCGGATCACGACGATTGAGCCTGACTTTGTGCAGCGCGGCGCGATGACTGTGCAAGTTACTGGCCGAGCTAATGCAAGGGCTCCAGAGGTTTACAGCACAATCTTCACGTTCCCTGAGAACCCATCCACGCCACATGAACAGATTGTCATGCTCAAGGAGCAGCGCCGTGAATTACGGGTGCGATTTGAAAGCAATGAAGTCTATGGCGATTATCAGATGGGCCAGATCATTGGCCATATGTCTGTGGGCGACAGGACGGTACTGGGATGAGCATTCGCGTTACTCTCCCTACTGGGCTTGGGTTGCGGGATTGGGCAGATCAGATTGCCTTGGACCTTGATCCTTATGGCACCTTTGGGCGTCTGGACATTGAGGATCAGTGGCAGAATTGGGCCATGCAGTTTCTTAACAATATGACGCTCAAAGAAAATTTCCCAATCCCATATTATTTCGATAATTGGCGGGAATGGGCTGAGCGTTTTTGTCAGGCTTTGGAGTAGCGATATGGCGATGATCCGCGATCAAATTATGCAGGTAGCTCAGTCTGACCCAAGCTTCTCTCAGGCGATCGACGCCATGGAGCAGGCGGTCATCAATATGCCCGTCACTCCAGAGGATCTGGATGAAATCATCGCCCTCTTGGAGTTTGTGATCCAGAACCCCGACAAGTATGGCGAGGTTCGTCAGGCGGCGATTGAAGACGAAGAAATCGACGAGAATACGCTGCCGCCTCAGTTTGATCCGATTTACATCATTTCGCTTTTGGTTGCGCTGTATGGCCTGCAGGATCGCCTGCAAGAGCAGGGCTATGCCCGTGGTGGCCTGACTGTCGCGGCGCGGCGTGTGCAGGCTGCCGGGCGTGGCGGCGATACAATCCTAGCGCACATAAACCCCCAAGAGGCGGAAATGCTGCGCCGAGCTGGTGGCTCTGGCACAATCAATCCCCAAACTGGCCTGCGCGAATACAAGCCGTTCTGGAAGAAAAAGAATTTTGGTCTAGGATCTAGTCTTGGCCCAGTCCTCGCGGCAGCTGCGCCGATTGTCTTAAGCATTGTCGCCCCAGGCATTGGCACGGCGATCGGCACGAGTATCGCAGGCGGCCTTTTCGGGGGCACTGCCATGGCTGGCTTGGTGCCATATATTGCGCCCGCCCTCGGCGGTGCTCTTCTTGGCGCCGGCTCGTCTGCACTGACTGGCGGCAATCTAATGCAGGGCGCCTTGAGTGGCGCAATTGGCAGTGGCTTGGGCAATGTTCTTGGCCAAGGCATTACTTCTGGCTTGGGCCTGGGATTGGGTGAAACTGCCTCGAATATTTTGGGCGGCACTATTCTCGGCTCGGGTGCCTCGGCTATTCAAGGCCGTAACCCGTTTAGCGGTGCTCTGCGTGGTGCGTTGGGCGCTGGCATTGGCGCTATCGGCAAAGAATTTGCTGGCGACATTGCTGGCTTTGGTCCTGGCGCTGGCGGCACTGAGGGCATTAAGCGCGGCATTGAGGCGGCCACCTCGGGCTTTGGCACTGGCCTGACTGCCGGGATGGATCCAAAGCAGGCGGCGGCGGCCGGCGTTCTGTCTGGCTTGGCATCTGGGTTTATCAAGCCATCCCAATCTGTGGTTCAGAATATGAGTGGTGAAGTGCCACTGGCATCGCCTGTGCAACAGCCTGACGGCACGCTAGCGCCGGCG